TATTCCCGTTTATCGGAATACCAATGCTTATATTTAAGAACTGGGGCAAGATAAAGGCTTTTTTCACAGACATTTGGACTGGCATAAAGACAGGGTTTACTAGCTTCTTTACAAACTTTTTACCCGATATTTCGAATTCAGGAAAGAAGATAATGGAGACCTTGGCAAGCGGCATCAAGAAAACTATCTCCAAGCCAATTGACATGGTTAAAGGCGCGCTAGGAAGAATTAGAAAGTTACTACCTTTTAGTGATGCAAAAGAGGGTCCGTTATCTTCCTTGACACTCTCGGGAGCAAGCGTATTTGAAACAATAAATACAGGAATGATTAAGACTAAGCACTTGCCTGCTCAGACAACCAAAGAAGCATTTGAGAGCGTGGAATTAAACTACAAGGACACATTGAAAAATGATGACTTTTCAATGAAAGAAAGAAAGATTGAAAAGATTTCGCTAAAAGAAATATCCAAGGAAAAAGAAGCTTTCCACGTAGAAAAAAAGAGCAAGGAAAAAATCGAAGGCGCAAATCAATATATAACTATCAATGTTGACCTAGAAAAAATCAAAGAGATTCCATTGCTTTTAAGGCTGCTAAAAGAAATTGAGGACTATAACAACTCAAATAGTCCAGAACCAAATCCAATATAAAAAGGTGGGGTAACATGCTAATTATTGATGAGAGTACCGTTAAAGTAGGAGGTGTTATCCTTCCTGGTATATATAAGAGCTTTGAAATCAAAGGCAGTGCTAGAGTAGAAGAAATTGATATAAAAGGCAAGAAAACAAAGCCAAAGCAAGCAACAGGGTATAGTGATGCGAAGATGTATCTTGAACTTAGGCTCTTGGATGACAGTGGGAAAACAGCGTTAGAGAAGCTTGCGACAATACAAGCGCTATTCAAAAAAGCGGGGCAAAAGAAACCTATTGTACATGAGATAATAAACGAACATACAAGCGCAAGGGGAGTCACAAGAGTAATATTAAAAGATTTAAACACGAAGGAAAAAAGTGGAAAGTCTGAAATTTCAGCAACACTCGAATTTTGGGAGTACATACCTATAAAGATAACAGCAGTAAAGAGCGCTCCAGTTGAGAAAGAAGTTAAGAAAGTCATTACTAAAACAGAAATTGCTCTAAGTGACGAGTTTAGAGAGTATTTAGAAGGCAGATCATCTAAGACTGCGAAGTCTCCTGCCATTGACACTGCAAGCACAATTGACTTTAAATCAAGATTAGGGATAGTCCCATTTTAGGAGGTGTAGTTGTGAATACTAATGATTTTTTCTATCCTGAATTAAAAGTAGAGATAGGTTCTTACTCTTTTTCACAAGGAGTAGAAGTAGAAGTTCACTCAGCTGCATCTTCGTATTTTGACTGGGCGAAGATAATCTTTACAGAACAGCTTGGTGAGGAGGTCATAATTAATAAGCTAGACGAGGCAATTGTTAAGTTGGGGTACAATGGGGCATTTGAGGATGTTTTTAAGGGGTACGCAAAAGAGTCTATAAATACTTTGGGAGGTTCTCAACAGAACGAAATCATTTTAAAAGACGACATGCTCAAGCTTGAAAAGACAATCATCACAAACACCTTCATTGACGTTGCGCCTCGCGAGATGATTGAGCACGTCTTAAGAGAAGCAGATATTCAGAGTTTTAAATTGACAAACAAAACGCATCAGATAAAGAAAGTAGTTCCTGTATTCAGAATGAGTGCGATTGATGTGATTGAAGAGATACACAATCTATGGGGGATACAGGAGGCTTTCTTCTTCGCAGACAAGACTTTTTACTGGGGAGACAAGCCAAATCAAAGCACAAATTATGAGTTTGAGTATGCAGTTAATATTATAGACTTAAACTTTGAAAATGGGCTTTGGGAGCTTCAGACGGTAGCAGCTCCACTTGTAAGGCACTCTCAAGAAATAAGGGTAGTGCATCCGAAAACAACAGGAGAATTTGAAGTAACTAAAGTGATATTTTCAACTACAGGAAATGGCTTTGCAAGAAGTAAAATATATTTCAAGGGTGACGTGTGATGATAGAGACAATGATAGACGCTAAATTTAAAAGCTTGCTAGGAAGAGAGTATGCGCACTTAAGAGTTCCGAGCTTGCTTTATGCGAGGGTAACGAGGATTTCGGGAAACGAGCACGATTTGCAAATTCTTGACGAAAGTAAAGTGGCTGATGTAAGATTTCCAAGGATTTCTAATGTGAGAAGCAATAGCATTTTTGCACTTGGGGACATTGTTGTAATTGGCTTGCTTTATGGGAAGCTCAGCCGTGCATATATTATTGAGAAGGTGACCTAATGGTAGGATTTTATAACACGGATGTAAGAATAGATAGTGAGATGCAGATTGCTAAAGCGGCTAACGGCGATGCGGCTTTAGTTACAGGTTTTGAGTGTTTACAACAAGACATTAGGCATGAAGCTTTGACACAAGAAAAAGAAGTGTTTTATGATGAAGAGTATGGCTGGTCTCTTTTGGATTTTGTTCAGGCTGAAGATGATAATCTAGTAAGAATTGAATTGAAGCAAAGGATAGTTGAAAAGCTTGGCAAGCGACTAGAAGTTGATGCGGAATCAATAAAGGTTACTATGTCAAATGAGGAAGATAGGTTTTTAATACGAGTAAAGTTCAAATGTGATGGCTATGAAAAAGAACAAGAACTTAATATAGTTCTTGACAGACTCAATGTAGAGGTGGTGATCGTGAGATGATGAGTGAGAAAGTCTTAGATGGAGTTATTCCTATACCAGATCGAGATGGACTAAAAGATGAGATAATTAGCGAACTCGAAGCAGAAGGGTTCAGCATAAACAATTTCAATAGTGGTGGAATCTTTTTCACAATTATCATGATATTCATTCAGATTAGAATCGAACTTGTGAAACTTCTCAGGACGGTGTTATCAAATATGTTCGTCTCATCTGCTGATGGGATTTGGCTTGATTTCAAAGGCGCGGACTATTCAAAGAAAAGGAAAGAAGCTACAAAAACTATGGGGAATTTGACATTAAAAAGAACTGTAGCGACCACAAACTTGAAAATTGCAAAAGGAAATGTTTTTAAGACAGAAAAGGATATAAATGGAGAAGAGTTCAGGTTTGTTTCTACGGAAGACGTATTTTTAGCAAAGAATATTTTATCTACAGAAGTTTTGGTAGAAGCAGAAAGAGAAGGAATCAAATACAATCTACCATCAGGGCAAATAAAGAAGTCTTTAGTTTACATTGAGGGGATAGACGAGATTGTAAACGAGGGAGGGTGGGTTACACGAGAAGGAAGTGATGTTGAGAGTGATGAGATGTTCAGGGGAAGAATTCTCAATTCATGGGCTGAGCTAGCAGCATATCCGATTAGTGGTAAGTACAGAACTGTATGCGAAGCAGTGCCAGGAGTTTTGTTCGCTACGGTGGACGACATGCATCCACGCGGGCAGGGAACAGTGGATATAATTATCACATCCACAGCTGGAGAAGCTACACAGATACTCCTTGACGAAGTCAAATTGGAAGCTGAAAAAATAAGAGCGCCACACGACAACTTGCTCGTGAAATCAGCGCAAGCAGTAACGCAGAATGTGAGCGTATCGATCTATATTCCAATTCTAACTGATGTCACAGGGATAGAAAATAAGGTGGTATCAATAATTGCAGATGCTTTTAAAATGACCAAAGAGAGAAAGTTGAACGAATTGTATATAGCAGACTTGATATTCGCGCTCAAAAAAGAGATAAGTATTTTAAGAAATGTCAAAATAACAACTCCTGCGGGCGATGTAATTTTGCAAAATGACAAGGTTATTGTCCTAGGTAGCGTAACTGTGATTATTGAGAGGGTGTAGGCATGTTTGATAAATTTTGTGAATACATGTATTACTTGCTCCACAATCCACTAAAAAAGGTCGTAAACCACAAGAATCAATTGCAAATATTTTTTAGAGTTCTCGGGGGGATAGCCGAAAAGACGAAAGAAGATATTTTCAAAGCTAGGGAAGAATCCATGGCTGTGAGTGCTTCTATGGAAATGCTCAATCAACATGGCGCAGACAGAAGCATGCAACGCCTGCATGACGAAAGCGAGGAACTTTTCAGAAATAGACTTATGCTGAAAAAAGTGATTGCAGGAAAAGCTGGGACTAGCGAAGGGATGCTAATTGCGCTTAAAGGTATAGGGCATGAAAACGCATACATTGAATCGCTCTATAAAACAGATTTGCTGAGATGGGCGGAGTTCATTGTATTTGTAGACAAGGGCGAATTAAACACACTAGACAACCTTTTGGCTTTGCAGAAAGAAATTAGAAGAACAAAACCAGCGAGTGCTCTACCAAATTACGGCTATTTTTACAATTCAACATTGCGACTACAAACGTCTTATAATACAGGCATATACAATTTTCCAATATGCGGTACATTCTTATCAAATGAGTTAATGAATAAAATAAAAGGGCATTCATACACAAGCATATTTGAGACATCTAACATTATAGCAACAAAAAACTTTAGAGTATGCGGGACATTTATGGTAGGAGAGGTGATATTGTGATAACAACACAAGGGAAAGAAGCTATTGCAAAGAGTATTGAGCTCTTTTTAACACATGCAGAAATGACATTTGAGGGCGCTCCTAGGACGGTCGCCATACACAAAGTTGAAATAACAGGAAACAAAATAAGAATACTTGTTTATTTCGACGATCTAGTAACAGGAACAATAACAAAAATCATTCTTCTAGACAACATGGGGAGAATCTTTTTAGAAAAACAAGATATAACTACAAAGACAGACATGCAAGGAATAATGTTTGCATTCGACATAAATATACAGGAGGTGGTGTAGAGTGGCGTATATAAGAAACACTCATATCGATCAAATAAAGGATCAACAAGGAAACATCATTCAGGTCGGAACGCCCATAAATGCTTCTATCATGAATAACATCGAAGAAGGTATTGTTGCGGCGCAGGCGATTGGAAGTGTAGAAATTAATGTGATGTTAGCGGACCCTCTGGCAGAGCCAACACAAGGACTAACTGGAGAAATACCAACAATTGAATTTGCAGCAGATTTTTTGCAAACAGCAATCTGCAGTTTTGTGGGCGAGTCTGGAGATATCAGCATTAATCTCGGATATTTTGTCGGGCAGGCAGACGCTGGTGACATAAGAATTAATTTTTCATACAGCATAAAGGGTACAACTTTCGTAGATGCGATACATACAGTTACGCCAGGGGTAGGGGCTGGATATCACATAATGACACTTGCGAATACAATCCCAAACACTGCATATATTGCAGGGGACCCCATTACCATAAAATTGACTAGAATAGGTGATGACATGCTAGACACACACACAGGTAACTTGCAAGTTGCCTCGCTTGTTTTAACATTTTAGAGAGGAAGTGAAATTATGAAAACAATCACAGGAGTATATGAGAATATAAGTTATGATATAACACCATCTGTGGCGGGGATGAATGTGACAATGCCGGCTGGGGTCGCAATCATAAATGGAGAAACGGTCAGTTTGGCAGAAACTTTTTTTGATTTATCGATTAGATCGGAAGGCGACTATATGGTCATGATTACGCCGAATGGGTATTTTTTAGGCTTGACGTCAGACGAAGAGTCTGCGACTGTGTTTCAAAGTACAAGCACTAACTACTGGTGCTTAAGTTTTGCTTTGGATGGAACAGAAACAGACTTGACAGGAACTGAAATAACGACACTGAAGGCGGTGATGGCGTGATATTGATAAGAAGAACAGGAGCCGGAAGTCCTACAAGCGCTTTCACACAAAACAGTGACGGTGTTTTTGTCTCTCAAACGCAAAAATTGCACGCGCTAGACACTGGAAACGCACACGAGAATCACGATTTCATAGTTGACAATAGTATCTACGTTTGGCAGCCTAGTTTTCGTGCATATATGCTAATAAATCCGACTGCGTGCTCGCATCCGAGTCGACCAATTGGCTTTTTCGTGAGTGTAGAGCCTGCGACAGGGATAGTAAATGCTGATTATGTAGAAGTCTTGTTCTTAGGTTTCTACGCTGGAAAATATCAAGCAAGCAGAAACGATGCAAGTAACAGTGCTGCAGGGGTTGGAACACTTGCTACGAGCAGGCAAGGGGTTATACCTTGGATCTCTGTCGATTGGGATGCTTCTGTTGCTGCGTGCATAGCTTCGAATGTACAAATGATGACAAACGAGCAAGCTGTATCGCTTGCGGTATATTCCATGCTAATTGGTCCTGCTGTGTTTGGGGCTAATCGTTGGCAACCATACGGGAATAACAGCAGCTTAAAAGATGTGGACGACACTTCAGTAGTGTTTACAGCTGACCCTACGCAAGCTGGTCGCGCGCTAATTGGCACAGGAACAAAAACAGGCTGGGGCGCTGGAGTCAATCTGACTACACACAACGGCAAAACAACAGGGGTATACGATCTTAACGGTAATGTCTGGGAATGGGTAGCGGGAATAACGTTGCGAAACAGTGAAATTACGAAAGGCGGCGTTCCGAGCGGGGTAATCGTTTCAGGCACAAGTGGACAAAAAATAACGGCATTAAAAACACTGGCAGCTATCACAAAAGAAGGAATACAAGCGAGCATGGACGTCACAGGCGTTGCGGAATTCGGACATGATGGATTCTGGTTCGCGACAGTAGCAAATACGGAGTATTTTCCGTTGCGTGGTGGCAGTTGGGGCAGTTCGTCCAGTGCTGGGGTTTTCGCGTTGCTTTTGTACTACGTTCGCTCGAACGTGCTCACGAACATCGGGTTTCGCGCCGCTTTTGTTGTTCTGTAATATGGTATCTGAAAACATGAAATCTGATGTCTGAGCGATAGCGAGGACAAGCGCGAGGTGAGAAATGACAGAAGAAAAACACGAGTCAATGATCATAACACAAAAGATGTACGACTTAATTAGGTATGTTTACATTTGCTTAGGTGAGTTTCCAAAATCCGAAAAGCATACCATGGCAGCGGATATAAAAAATAGCATGCATAACATTCTTAAAATGCTCATTGCGGCTAGTAAAAAGTATCACAAAAAGACAACTTTAAGAGATATAGACATTGAATTACAGTATCTAAAAACAATGTTCCGCCTTGCTAGCGAGTTGACTAGCAAGGCGAACGGAAGCCCTTTTCTTTCATTCAACAAGTACAAAAACATATCTGAGAAAATAGCAGAACTTGGCAGAATACTAGGGGGATGGATAAAAAAGAGCAATTAAGCACAGGTGGTAGACCGTATATGCCGTTACGTGGTGGCAATTGGAACAATTCGTCCAGTGCTGGAGTTTTCGCGTTGAATTTGAACAACGTTCGCTCGAACGTGAACACGAACATCGGGTTTCGCTCCGCTCTGTCTTCAAAGCCAGAAGATGTAGACCTATGGGTCTGCATCCAGTGCACGAAGAGAAAGGGGTTTATCACCTTCCTGTAGAGGTAAATACATGCAGTATCTGAGAGGGCGTTTGGTAGGCACTTGCTCGAAGAACGTCCGCTCTAAAAAAAAGGGGGTAGGCATTGAAAAGACATGGTCATCTATATGAAAAAATATACGATTTTAAAAATTTGCATCTAGCGTACCTAAAGGCCAGAAAAAACAAAAGATATGATAGAGAAGTTTTAAAATACACAGAAAATCTTGAAGAAAGCCTAATAAATTTACAGAATGAACTCATTTGGAAAACATACAAACCGCGACCGATTAGAGATTTTTATTCTTATTTTCCAAAGAAAAGACTGATTTCTGCGCCAGCTTTCTACGACAGAGTCCTGCATCACGCTATAAACAACATAATAGAGCCTATATTCGATGATACATTTATAAGCGATAATTATGCGTGTAGACAAGGCAAAGGGACACATGCAGCAGTTACGAAGCTCCAAAATAATCTGAAAGAAGCAGAAAAAAAGTTTGGAAAAGTTTATTGTTTGAAGGCTGATATTGCAAAATACTTTCCTTCGATTGTTCAAGAAACTCTATACCAAATTGTCGAGAAGAAAATAAAAGATCCTGACCTGCTGTGGTTACTAAAGTTGATCATAGAAATCAACGAAGGGATTAAAGGGCTAGGGATTGGGGCTCTGACATCACAATTATTAGCAAATACGTACCTGAACGAGTTGGATCATTTTGCGAA